AGGTTGTAGTACAATGCTCTCCAGCTTTAAGATATATTAATGATATGTATAATTATTATAAGACTTATTTGAATTTAATAATTCCTCTGCCTCTTCTCTTGTTTTAAAGTACATTGACTTACGACTATAAGGCATACCATCTTGTGTACGACCAATGTAATATCCTGCTGCTGACTTTAATACCTTTAACTCTGATATCATTTAATGCTATATTTATATTAGATTAATTGTTGTTTTTTAGAGTGTGAAAATAGAAGGAATAAGCTGTGAAGGGTTACACTACCACCCATTTACACACATAAAACATGTATATTTATTGAATTATCAGTAAAATACATATTTCATTGCGAATGTAAAAAGTTTTCTCGGAGCACTATTAAGAATAATGTAATATATCTACGTATTTGTAGCTATTTATTGCATTATCTTTAATGTACATAAAAACATAAACAATTGATTAACAATAGTTTAGGTTTGTATAATTTATTAAAGCCCAACCCTATTTTAAACATTCCCGCCCTATATATAAAAAGAGAGGATTTCTCCTCTCCTTTTATTAATTAAGTTACTAGAAAGCAACAGCGTCCTCAATGGAAAAAGTATCAGGAACGAATTCAGCAACAACAGGAACTTCACCTGCACTTAATAATCCTTCACCTTCAGGCATTGATATTATTGCCATTACTGCTCCTGCATTTGGATATTCATCACCAACAACGTGTTCAACGATTGGAAATCCTGCAAGTTGAGACATTGTAATCTCTTTGCTTCTCACACCCTTACTCACTGCAGGTGAGCAATTAAAAGATGCTGATGTTTCGTCTGGACGCTTAAGTACTACGTGCAAACGTCTTTCACTAAAGAAATTGTGTTTAATAAAATTAATAGTTGCACCTTGTCCTGCAACTTCTGCAATTGTACCTAACACTTTTCTTTCTGTTTGAGCTCTTTTCTCAAATTTTAATAAATTTTCCATTTTCTGTTTTTTTATGGATTATACATTAGTTTACAGGGGGGATACCCTGACCCTGCATTTTATACGTGGGGTCTTGGGTGGGAGGGGTCTCCTTCACTACATACATGGGGGTTGGGGTGTTTTTGAAAAAAGTTTTTTTTAAATTTTAAAATTGTTTGATTTTTTTTATTACCTTTGGCGGTGGGTGGGATGTTGTTCTTCTTTTTACATATCTCCTGAAGAATGATATCATATTCAAGTTAACACAAAGTAAACTAAATTATGAAAAATCAGTCTATAGTAGTCCAGACAGTAAAAAAAAGCTTAGGTAATGAGTATGAATTAGCTGAAAAGTATTACTCTATTTTGTCTGCTCTAAATAATTTATCTCTTACAAAAAGAGAAATAGAATTAATAGCATTCACTGCAATTAAGGGCAATATATCTTATGCTAACACTAGAACAGAGTTTTGCAGAGAATACAAAACAACAACAGCTACGATTAATAACATTGTGTCAAAGCTAAAGAAGATGGAAATCTTTAAGAAGTATGACAAGAAGATTAGTATTAATCCAGCAATTGTTGTTGACTTCAAAAAAAATTTAAACTTAATTTTAAAATTAGAACATGAAGAGACGTTTGAGAAAGTTAACGTTGAAGGAGAGGATAATTAAAAGGTTGTCTATAGATAAAGTGATCCCTGAGAATGTGATAACTCAAGTTATTTCTCATCAGTTCAATAGTGCAAATAAAGCATTACATAATAATAATACAGTTGAATTAAGTGGGTTTGGAAAATTTATTTTTAATAAACGAAAAGCTAACGTTAGGTTAAAGGAACTAATAAAATTAAAAAAGTTTTATGAAAAGGAAATTGATAATAGGATAGAAGAAAAAAAGAAAGAAAACTTTATTAAAAATAAAATTAGTACATTGTCGTCTAGTATAGAATCCTTGTCTTTAAAATTAGAAGAAGTTGAAAAATAATAAATTTTTACAAATATTTGAAGGATGGAGAAACAATTTAATCCCTCCAGCAAAAATTAAGCGTGAAATAGATAAAATATCTAAGGGAAGAATATATATTTGTGAGAGTTGTAAGTTTCATTCAAAAAACTATAAAAGTTTAAGGCCAGATGCACATTGTGTAAATTGTGGGTGTACACTTTCAGCAAAAACAAAATGTTTATCTTGTGAATGCCCTACAGGAAAATGGGATAGAGTATTGACAGATGAGCAGGATAAAGAATACAAAGACAATGTCTAAGAAAAAATTAAAACTTAATAAAGTTTCAATAGTTGATTTAATTCGTATATTGACTGTGCTGTTTGAAGAAGGTGCAGATTATATAGATATAGAAAGTGACGGATCCAATGACGATCAAGATATAATTAAGGTTACTGTAAAACCTGATTACTATTCTGATGAAGATATAATAGAAATTAAACCTATTGAACAACAAGATATAAAGTTAACAACTGACGACATAGATAAACTATCAGATGAATTATGAGTTTCTATAAAAAAAGTATAAAAGTATTATCAGATTTAAAAAAATCAAAACCTAATTGTAATTTAGGTAAGCACATAGCTACGGCCATAGATAACTTAGAGGTTAATGATCTTTGGGGTATTTCTGATAAAGAGTTATATGAAAAGTTGAACAATTATCAAATTCAATTAGATATGGATGTTTCACATCATGAGGATGACATAGAAAATATACTTATAGATGGGAAGAATTTATATAATTTAGGTTTTGATGAATACGAAAATTAGAATATGGCAATACCAAAGAAAACTACATATATTAATGCAGAACTTGATTGGGCTGAAAATCAAATAAGTAACTGGCAAAAGTATATTGAAGACAATCCTTTACATGAACTTAAGGATAGAATCACTTACAAAGAAACTAAATCTGGATCAGTTCCTTCAGTTGTAGCAACGGTTGAACAACAAGGTAAATATCTTCAAGATATGATGAAGAATTATTTAGCATTGTTAGACCAGGTAAATAAGCTACGTGAAAAAGAAGAAAAGAAAAAGCTAGAAACAAGAGGAGGTCAAAGCTTAGGGCAAATGGCAGAAGAGTTTGCCAAAAGTAGAAAGTAAATGAAATTACATAGTGTAGACTACAAAGACTGGTTTATAAATCAGAAAAGAATTCCAGATAAAGAAAGTGAAGAATATAAAACATTTTTTAACTTTCATAAGGAACTTTGTATGAATGGCTGCACTGTAAATGGAGAGTATATAAATCCATTTTTGTACTGGCATTTAAATGCTTGGCACACAGAAGTAGATATTATAGATGAATATGGTAGAATTAACCAAAAATATGCTAATCCATTATTAAGAGATAATGAATGGCTTGTAACAAATGAAATAGACAGAGCTCAAAAAGAAAAGAAGGGATTAGTTATATTAGGGATTAGACGTTTAGCTAAATCTGTTATAGAGGCGAGTTATATAGGTCATGGTGCTACGTTTGATGAAAATTCACAAAACGTTATTGCAGGATTGAATGCTCCTGATATAAAACTTATTACAGATAAAATAGACAAAGGACTTAACTTTTTACCAGAGGCTTGGAGATGGCAAAGAGTAGAGGATAATTGGAAAAATCAAGTTACATTAGGTATTAAAACTAGAGCTGGTGAAAGAATGCCCTTCTCTCAAATACTTATTCGTAACTTAGATGATGGTAATAACGAAGAAGCCATTGCAGGTACAAAACCTAGAAGACTTATTATTGATGAGATAGGTAAAGGATCTTTTTTACGTGGGTTACAGGCTGCAATACCTGGATTTACAACACCGTTTGGTTGGGGTTGTAGTCCTATACTTACAGGTACAGGTGGAGACATGAAGAAATTCATGGATGCAAAAAGTCTAATGTTTGATGTAGAAAATTTTAATTTTCTTACATATAATAATGCAAAAGATGAAAAGCGTATACATGGTCTATTTATTGGCCATGAGTATAGAATGGAAGCAAAAGAAAACTCTTCGCTTGGCGCATTTCTAAATAAACCAAAAAAATCACCTTTACATAATATACCTATGATGGTATCTAATAAAGAAAAGGCTGATAAAATTACAAATGATAATCTAGAAAGACTAAAGAAAGCTGGTGATAGACTTGCGTATCTAAAAGAAAAAATGTATTATCCTCAAGAAGTAGATGATATATTTTTAAATGAAGATACAAATATATTTGATATAGAAGCTGCGAAACGTCAAAAAACAAGACTGTTACAAGGTGAAAGAACAGGTACACCTGTTATATTGTACGATGATGGTAAAGGCGTAAAGCATGACTTTACAGACAAAATGCCTATAAGTAACTTTCCACTAAAACACACAGATTTAAAAGATGCTCCTGTAGTAATATATGAATTTCCTGTAGATAATCCACCATATGGCTTATATGTTGCAGGTGTAGATCCATATAGACAAGGAAAGTCTGCATATAGTAGTTCATTAGGATCTGTATACATATACAAACGTATGCACGCTATATCTGGTGAAAAATATCAAGATATGTTTGTAGCAAGCTATTGTGCACGTCCTGATAAAAAAGAAACTTGGGAAAACCAAGCTCGCTACCTTATTAAATACTTTAATGCAAGAACATTATGTGAAAATGATGAGATATCTTTTATAGACCATATGATTAGTAAAGGAGATAGTCAATATTTAGAAAGACAACCTAGTTGGTTAAAAGAAATAGTACCTAACACTACTGTAAGGCGTGATTTTGGAATACACAGATCATCAGAAAAGATTAGAGACTTTCTACATGGTTGTCTTAAAAAGTATTCAGAGGAAATAATAGCTTCTGAAACTAATGAAGATGGTGAGGTGATATCAAGTACAAAAGGTATGGCAAAGATATTAGACCCTATGTTATTAGAAGAGATGATTCAATATAATGATTCTGGTAACTTTGATAGAATTATTGCAGCAGAATTAGCTATAGGGTTAGCTATGAAACTTGATCCAATTATAGGTAAAGTGGGAGCTCAAGAAGACATTAGGTTAACATCTATGCATAATAACAAAAAAAATAAATTATTTACAAAATCTAGAGGTGTATTTAGCAGCTCAAAACATAAAATATTCTAATAATGGCTATTATAAGACATACAAAAGAAGATAACGTTAAATATTCGTATTTAAATATATTTCCTGACCAATTTAAGACACAAAAACAAAAAGGAAAAGATGGTTGGATAAAGCAAACAATGGACTATTTTTCAAATAAGGCTTATGCAGAATATATTAAAAACAGAGACACTTTTGTAAAGAATTATGACTTAATGAAAGGTATATTACGCAGGGAGGACTTTGCAATTGATGAACCTGAAGTGAAAAGTTTTACAGATATGTTAGAGCAAGATATAAATCTTCCTGCATATGTAAAACACTATTCAATCATTACCACTCCAATAAATGAACTTGTTGGTGAAATAAGTAAAAGGCCTGATAGTTATAGAGTGAAAGCTTTTGATGATGATAGTAAAGCTCAAGAGTTACAATTTAAAACTGACACGTTAAAAGCTTATGTAATTAATCAAGTTAAACAGCAGGTTATGGTTAAGGCCGCTATGTCTGGTCAGGAAGTTTCAATGGATGATATTGAAAAAATTACAATGGAGCAAGTTAAAGAAGAATTAGATTCTTATACATCTGTTGCTGAAAAATGGGCTAATCACACACTTACGTGCAATAAGGCAGAATTTAAATTAAAAGAGTTGAGCGAAGAAGCTTTTAGGGATTTAACTATATCTGCTAGAGAGTTTTATCATATTTATGAAGATAATTCTAAAACAGGATTTAACGTAGAAGTTTGTAATCCAAAGAACACTTGGTTTCTTACTACACCAGATAAAAAATACATTTCTGATCCATCAGGTAGAAAGCAAGGAGCTTATGCTGCTGGTACTGTAAAAGTTATGGAAATATCAGAAATTATAGAAGCTTTTCCATATTTAACTAAAGACGAAATAGATCATCTAAGAACATCTTTACAAGATTACGGACTTATTGACGCTAGAGAGTCAAATCTTAATAATCCAAATATTGACCCTGGTATAGATTCTATAAATTATGACAATTATGACCCGCTAGTTCTACAAACACGAATGATTATAGAGGGTGAAATAAAAGAAAATAATGACAGTCTTACAGATTTTTTAGGCCTGTCAGATAACGTATCTTCTTTTGGTTATAAATATGTAGTTGTACAAAGCTATTGGGTATCTAAAAGAAAAATAGGTAAACTTATGTACGAGGATGAGTTAGGTAATGAACAATCAACTTTAGTAACCGAAGACTATAAATCAGGAGATATACCTACACAAATATCATTAGAGTGGGGCTGGGTTAACCAATGGTATCAAGGTACTAAAATAGGGCCAGATATTTACCATGTAAAGCCTTACCAACTTTTAGATTATTGTCCAATTATAGGAACTACTTATGAAGTAAAAAATACTGAAGCAAAATCTGTAGTAGATTTAATGAAACCTTTTCAAACTATATATAATGTTTGTATGAATCAGTTATACAAACTTTTAGAAAAAGAAGTTGGTAAGGTTCAATTAATGTCACTTAGGCATATACCAATTCCTAAAGATGGCGATGCTCAAGACGCTTTAGATGTATGGGAAATGGAAGCTCGTGAACGTGGTGTCGTATTTGTTGATGATAGTCCAGAAAACTTAAAAGCACCAAGTAGTTTTAATCAATTTACATCTTTAGATTTAACACGTACACAAGAAATCCAATCAAGATATACATTAGCTCAACAAATGAAATTAGAATGTTGGGAACTTGTAGGTATGTCTAAGCAGCGTATGGGATCTATATCTGCCTCAGAAACAGCTACAGGTACAAATACTGCCATTCAACAAAGTTATTCTCAAACAGAACCTTTATTTGTGGCACATGAATACGTTACAGGTCAATTATATCAAGCAATTATAGATGCATCTTTATATGTAGAAAGTGCTAAACCTCAATCTACATTATCTTATATAACAGGAGAAGGTGAATCTGCATTTGTTCAAGTTAATGGTTCAGATTTAAAACTTAGAGACTTAAAAGTCTTTCCAACTAATAGGCCAGAGGATACAAGAATGTTTAACGAACTTAGACAATTATCTCAAGCACTTATTCAAAATGGTGGAAGTTTATATGATGTAATTGAACTTTATAGTACTAAGTCTATGAGAGAAATGAAAAAAACTTTTAAAGATTTAAAAGATCGACAATTACAACAGCAACAAGTAGCTGAACAACAACAACAAACTCAAATAGAGCAACAAGGCAAAATAGCTGAAGCTCAAATGCAACAAGCACAACAGATAGCTGATCAGAAAACTGCTAATGAAAACTATCAGAATGAACTTGATCGTGTAAACAAGAAAGAGATTGCAATTATAAATGCAATGTCTAAAGAGGGATCAGCAAGTGCTGATTTAGATAACTCTGGTACACCTGATTCATTAGAGATAGAAAAATTAGCAACGCAACGGTCTGCAGCTAAAAAGAATTATGAGAGCAAGATGGCTGATATAAATTCTAAAAATAGCTTAGCTCAACAGAAATTACAAATTGAAAGAGAAAAGATTAAATTAGCTAGAGACAATCAAGCTAATGACTTAGCTGTTGCAAAAATAAATGCAAAAGGCAGAAAAAAATAACTAATTGAATTAGCAATAAAAAAAGTTAATGCTATATTATACACTAAAATTTATTAAATATTATAAAATTTCTTTTTTGTTAGTGGTTATTGGCTTAATTTTATTGCAGGAAAACCAAATTATATAAACACAACTACATATGTCTGATAACTTAGATAATAGCAATTCTTTTGGTATAGAAAATACGAGAGAAATGGGTGTTGGGGACACTCAACTATTGAATGATTTATTTACTCCAGAAAACGCATCAGGTAATCCCGATGATGTTAAACCTATTGTAAAAGAAACTAATCCTCCTGAACCAAATGATGATTTATTAGAAAAAAATAAAAATACTTCAAGTGACGATAGTAAAGGAAATTCAATGATTTCTGATTTTTTAAACGATTTTGATGATGATGATGACAATGGTGACGAAGGTGATGATAAAAAATTACCAACAGTAGACCCTGATTTAACTACAACTAAAAAAGTTGAAAATGTTAATGATGATAATGATGATGAAGATGATGATGAAGATAATAAATTTAATGCTCTTTCAAATGACCTATTTAATTTAGGCGTATTCAATAAAGAAGAGGATGAGGAAGTTTCTATTAATACTGCAGAAGAGTTTTTAGAAAGATTTAATTCTGAAAAAAAGAAAGCAGCTAATGAAATACTTGGAAACTTTATTGGTCAATTTGGAGAGGATTATCAAAATGCATTTGATACTATATTTGTAAAAGGTGCAGATCCAAAAGAATATTTTGAAACGTACAACAACGTTGTGAATTTTTCAGAAATGGACTTATCTAAGGAGAAAAATCAAATATCAGTAATGAGACAAGCATTAACTGACCAAGGGTTTGATCCTGAAGACATAGATACAGAAATAGAAAGATTACAAAATTACGGTGACTTAGATAGTGTTGCTGTAAAACATCATAAAGTTTTAGTAAGAAAAGAAGCAAAGAAACTTGATAAAATCAATAAAGAGGCTGAAGAAACTAAACGGCAAAAAGATGAAATTAAACAACATTACATAAGTAATGTTCAAACAATATTATCAAACAAGCTAAAAGAAAAAGAATTTGACGGTATACCACTAAATTCTAATTTAGCAAATGAACTACAAGATTTCCTATTAGTGGATAAATGGAGAACTCCTGCTGGAGAAAATCTTACTGACTTTGATCGTGCTATTTTAGATTTAAAAAGACCTGAAAATCATGAAATGAAAGTAAAGGTTGGGTTATTAATGAAAACATTAGAAAAAGATCCCACGTTGTCTACTATACAAAGAAAAGGTGTAACTAAACAAACCAACAAATTATTTGAAGAGGTTACAAAACACAAATCTAGGAAACCTTCAAGTTCTGAAAATAGTAAATCTACTAAAAAGTGGTTTCTATAAATAGTAAATAGTAAATAACAATTAATAACAAATAAACAATTAACATGGCAATTCAAACTATACCAGGTGTAACTGGTTTTAAGTACGCAAGAGTAGCTTCTATGGATAAGCGTGCTGTAGGAAAACTTACAGATGCAAATCATTTAGAAAGTTTTCATTCAACAGAGCCTGCAGATTACGATAAAAAAATTATTAGTCTGTATACTCAATCTTCATTGTACAGCAATGATTTTTTAGACATGATCAATAAAAGTACACCTTACTATATTGATAACAATAGTGATTCTTGGAAATGGGATATTTCAGTTCCTTACAAATTTCCAAAAATAATTAACATACCTACGGATACAGGGGTGTTGCTGAAACCTGGAATTGATGGTCAAGAGTTTCAAATTGTAATAGATACAAATGAGTTCTCTAAAAATGCTATCATTTCTGTAGGAACACGTCAATATGGACCACGTCTATATGTAATAAAAGATCCACAACCTTGGAATGCAGGTTGGTTATACACAGTTACATTAGTTAGCGATAACCCAACTGTAGATTTTATTTCTTCTACATTCTTACAAGTAGGTGTTGAATTAGAATTAATTGATGCTGCAATTGGAGAATTTGATCAAGATTTATTAGGTCTTCCTAGATTAGGTGAAAAAATAACAATGTTTGAATCATTAGGTTCTGGATATGGTTATGAGCATAAAATTACAGAATGGGCTGATGACAAAATGTTAAGAGATTCTTCAGGTAAACCTTTAGATATTTTAGTATATGCACCGCAAAGACGTAATCAGTTACCATTAACTCGTAATGATGTTAAATGGGAACCTTTTGTTGAATTCTGGATGCGTAAGTCTATGATTGAATTAAAAGTTAAGAGAATGATTTGGGCTAAGCCTGGAACAGTTAAGACTAATGGTTCACAACAAAATGTAAAAAGAACTTCTGCTGGTGTGTACCACAGAATGAGAAGTAACGGTAACTTAGTACAGTATAACCGTGGAGAGTTTTCTGCTAACTTAATACGTTCAGTATTTGGAGATTTATTCTACAGAAGAGTGGATGTTAAAGATAGACGAGTTAAAATGTATACTAATGAAGCTGGATTCGATGTATTCCAACAAGCTTTAAAAGATGACGCATTAAACTCTGGATTAACTTTCATGGCTGATTCTGGAGACAGATACTTACAAGGACAAGGACAAAACATCACTTATAACTTTGCATTTGATGCAATGGTTACAAGAGAGACTGGTAAAGTAGAACTTGTTCACTTGAAAGAATTAGACTTACCACAAACTAACTTAGAGTTTGGGCAAAATAAAAAGTCTACTCCTGTATTTATGGTATTTGATGTATCGCCTGAATCTGATGGTTCAACAATTAACAACATACGTGAAGTGCGTATGAAAGGTGCTCCTTCAATGACTTGGGGTTATATTGATGGAACTCGCCATCACTTAGGATTTGCTAAGTCTCAAGGTATGAGTTCTGCTAACAAATTCCCAGGATATGAAATTTGGATGAAAGATCGTTGTGATGTTTTCATTGAGGATTTATCTAAAACTGTATTAATCGAAGAGATTCCACAATTCTAAAAATATTTCAAGAAGTGTCCCCTCGAATCATGCTCCCTCCTCCCTAGAGGGGATTACTTCATTGAAAAAGTGCCTAGCTATTCATTACGCTTTAGTGTTGCACTATAAAATAAATAGAGTGTTAGATTAAGTTCTTATCTGTTCGATCAGGACACTCAACAAAAGTAAAACCAAATTATTAATTAAACTACATTATGGGTAAAATAGGAAAGATATCTACAATCAAAAGAGAGTATAACAGTTCTCAATTACAAACTATGGATAGCGGATTGGCTTCTAAAGGAATGAGTAGAATTCCTGGAACAGGAGTTTTTAAATATCCTTACAAAGAATTAGATGGAAAATATAGAACAGGGTTAGATCCTACAGCTTCTTATATTAAACGCATTCAAGATCCAATACAAAAAGAACTTGAAATTGAAAGAGTAACAAAATTAAAAGATAAGTTACAATCAAAGCTTGGAGATATTGATTTAGGGCCAAGAGCTCAATTTTGGAACTATGGAAAATCAACTGGTACAAATGATGATTTACATGTAAAACCTGTTAAATTATTAGACGGTGATAATTTATATGATTTAGATCAGACTTTTCAAGAGTTAGCTTTTTCATGGCTAAGAGTGCATCCAACAATAGCTTCTAGTTATCAAGCTTGGGAACAAGGTGAATTTCCTGCTGATACACAATATTACGTTGTAGATGATGAAATTGAAACTGCAATTGTATACAAGAAAAAGCAATTAATTAATAAGGCTGTGATCAAGTTTGACCTTATGAGTCCTGAGAAAAAAAGAAAAGTTGCAAGGTTACTTGGACTTCCTATAAGCAGTGAAACTAAAGAAGAGGTTATATACAATCAAGTAGATAGTATGTTAAAAGAATCTGAAGTTAAATCTGGTAATTTTAAGGGATTAAATCCTGTAGAAGTATTTAATAGGTTTGCTGAAATGAAAGAAGATTTACTCCATATTAAAGATTTAGTTAAGCAAGCTATTCAACATTCAATTTATAGAGTTAAGCCAAGTGGTACAGTCTATGAAGGAGAATATGAAGTAGCAAAAGATGAAGATGAATTAGTAAAGTTTTTAATTGACGAAGATAACCAAGATGAGTTATTAGTGTTAGAAGGAAAGCTTAAATCTAAAAAACTAGCTGCTATATAGTATCTAGTTTTACTAAAAAAAAATTAGGTATGATATATGTAGATAGTTTATTATATAAAATAGATCAAAGACTAAATAAACTATCGACTAATGAGCATCAACAAATTCAACTAGAAGATAAAATCTTAGCTTTGAATGAGGCTCAGATTAAGTTGATAAAACAAAAAGTTGATGGCTTTGCAACCCCAAACAGATTGGGAATGGATTCTTTTAAGAAGAGATATGAAGATTTACAAAATCTAGTTATAGATTATAAGAATCAACCACTAGTTTTAAAAGAAGCTAATGCAGAAATAAATAAATGGGATGCTGATATAACAGTATTAAAACCTAAATACATGTTTTATGTAGATAGTTATGTTATAGCAGATAAAGGTAAATGTAAAGATCGTAAGATTTGGATTAATAAAGATCTCAGTAAACACGGAGATTTAGCATTATTATTAAATAATGACCATTACAAGCCAAATTTTGAGTATCAAGAGACAATAAACTCTATTAGCTCAAATGTAATAAGCATCTATACAGATGGTACGTTTACTCCTAAAACCCTTAATGTAATGTATATGAGATATCCTATATACATTAATAAAGAAGGTTATGTCCAATTTGATGGTACACCTTCAACAAATATAAATTGCGAACTAAACGAATATCTAGAAGATGAACTTTTAGATCTAACGGTTCAAAATTTAGCAATGTATACAGAAAATTTATCTGCTGTACAAAATTCTAGATTTAGAATACAAACAAACGAATAATAACCCCTTAAATATATAATAAAATGGCGGATTTTTCATTGACTACATTATTTGTAGTCCCAGTAGGGCAGACAGACCTCCCTAGCTCTGGATCAACACAAGACCTTACACCAGGTCAATTAGGATTTTTTGATAGCAATTATTCTAATCTATCGTCTCCAGTTACAACCCAACTTGCAAGTAGTGATTATTTTTATATCGCTCAAGGTAGAGAAAATACTTATCTTCAAGGATCGAAAAGATCAGGTAAAATTTCTCTTAAATCCTCAACATCATCAACCTTTAACTCTACCGTAAAGAACGTGACTGAACTTTATGCCGTTCAGGGATCTTCTATTTCAGCTAATCAAGCTACTGAAGTAGATGGGTGGAATGTACAATGTGGTGAAGTTGTAACTTTAACATTAAGAGCTCATTCATCTTACATTGATACTCTTTACTTTAATGGATTTACACGTTCAGTAACTGTAAACGCACCATGTTGTGATTGTGGAGCTGATCCATGTACAGATGTTGATGTACCAGCATTAATTGATCAAATTATTGCAAAATTAGGACAAGGTGTTGACGGAACAAACCCAGAGAATATTAATTTTAATACTTTCTTTACATTTTCTAGATCAGGTAATGATGCAAGTGCAAAATTAGTAATTGAAGGTAAACCATTAACGAAATATGGTCAACCTTGTGACGTTGCTGCAAACCCACATGAATTTGATAAATTATCATTTGAAACGTTTGTATATTCAGGACCTGCAACTACTTCAGACTTTATAGTAGCGGATAACTGTGACATTGTTGCTACCTCTAATGTAATTGCGGAGTCTTCTTATCCAACAGGAACCTCTGAAGAAATTGAACAATTAGAGAAAAACTATTATAGTTACCAAGCTGGTTACTTAAAGTCATTATTGAGAATGAAAGGATTCAATCAAAATTTTGAATCACATGTAACTCCAGGTGTTACTTATGATACTATTGTTATTAAATTTAACGAGTATGATAAATCAGCTTATCAATGGGGTGACTATGTTATGCAAGATCAAACTGTAATCATTGCAATACCTCAAAGTTCGTTTAGTGGTAATCTTATAAATGAAGTAGTGCAAGCTAATGGCGGAAAACTATATTAACATTAGTTACTAATTATACATAAACAAGTGCCAGAGGGTAAGAAGGATTCTTGCAATCCTCTGGCATTTTATTTTTTAAATAAAACTTAAAATGGTAGATAATTTAGATTTAATAGCAGGTTGTAATAATAATATTTTGTATCTTGTTATTACAGATGCTTCTTATTATTCAACTAACCCACCTTATAATCCAACCATTAATATTACTGTTCCAGGTTTTGATGCTGTAAGTTTACCTTTTGTAATAAATAGTACAAATGTTTATGGGTCTGATGATTTAGGTTTATCAGAAGCAGGAGTTAAGCAAAAGTTACCAGATGGAATTTATAGATTAGAATATAGTATAGAAGATATTAATGGTGAAAAAGTAGCATCTGTATCTAAAACATTAATGCGTGTTGATGATTTAATGGATAAATTTAATAATGCTTTTTTAAAATTAGATCTTATGCAATGTGATCAAGATTTAGCAAAACAAACTAGTGTAAATCTTAATACTATAAGATTTTTTATAGAAGGGTGCGTTGCTGCTGCAAATAATTGTGCAGAACAAGAAGCAATTAAATTGTATAATAAAGCTAACAAGATGTTAACTCATATTAGTAATTGTGGATGTTCTAGTACTAACTATTTAATAAACTTTAGATGATATGGCTCAATGTGCAAATTGTGGATCACAGGTTGGATGTGGATGTCAATTAACTAATGGTTTGTGTTCATACTGTAATGGTAATTTAAATAAAAATAAACATGCTAACATCTAAGTTAACAAACTGTAAAGAAGGTGGGAATATACAAGACTTACTTAATAGAATAAATTGCAAGTTATCAGAGTTAAGTTATGACATGTATAATAATATTACATTTATGCTTAATATAAATGTACCTAGTTCTGAGATTACTCAATTATTAATGTATAGAAATATATTAATAGATAAACAAGTTAACTTACAGATGTCCACAGAAGATTATTCTCTAGAAGATATTTCTGGAAAGGTAATTAGATTAACTGCAGGTTGTAATCCAAAATGCTCTAACAAAAGTATTACTTTTACAACAACATCAACAACAACAAACCCAATATAAAATATAAAAAATATGTATTGTCAAAATTGCTTTAATGGGTGTACAGAAATTACATCAGATAAGTGCGTTAGATACACAGGTGAGGATATCTCTGAATTAGGAATAAGTAAAGGAGATTCCTTACTTAGCGTTGAAGAAAAAATAATTCAATATTTAATAAAAACTTTAGACGGTTCAGGAATCTATCCTATAATTTCATCTAGTGATGTTTGCACTATAATAGAATCAAATATTCCTGGAACTTCCCCTTTTACATTAAATGAATATATAACTGGATTAGTTAAATCTTTGTGTGAGATTGACAATAAGATAACAGTACTAGAAAACGAAAACCCAAATACGGAATATACATTAGAATGTTTAACTGTTTCAGACAATACAAACACACATGCTGTCTTACAAGCTGTAATAAAAAAACTTTGCGCTGTTGATACTGAGTTAACTTCGTTTATAAGCCTTGTAGACTCTACATATGTAAAAATAGCTGATATAAATACATATATAGCAAACTATTTATCTTCTCAACCTTCTCAAACATTAATTAGTAATAAAATGGCTCCTTATGCTGTAGTGGGATACACAGGACCATTAAGTAATTTTGATTCCTCTGGAGCAGGTATAGGTGATTGGGATAAAGTTTATTTATGTAATGGTGGTAATGGAACTCCTGACTTAAGAGGTAGAGTTTTAGTAGGAGCAACTTCTGGAATGGGTGGAGGTTCAATGTCTTCTGATGTAGATCCTGCGGTTTCAGGAAATCCAAATTATACATTAAATTCTAATTTTGGAATAAATCAAGTTGGTTTAACTGTAGGTCAAATACCTAGTCACACACACCTTGCAACAGTAACAAATAATGTAAATGACCCTGGACATACTCACACAGCAAATGCTGACGCAGGTAGTACAGATGCTCCCAATGGTCCAAACTTTAGAAGAGAGAATGGTAACACTGGTACATTATCTACAAATTCAAGTACAACAGGAATTACTGTAGATACTATTGTTCAAAATAGTAATACAGGAGGAAACGAACCTCACTTAAATTATCAACCTGGAACAGGAATTTACTATATAGTTTATATACCATAAGATGAAGAATAATGAAGATGCTTTTTTACCAGTGAATCCTGAATGTAATAATGTGGTTTTAAATTGGCCATGTGGATGTCAAACAATTTATATAAAACCTTAAATTTTAATGATAGCAACAGTAACATTAACCACTGCAGGTATAAGCACATCTTTATTTGATATATATTCAAATTCTGATAATTTTACAACACCTATCATTTCTAATGTAGATGTAGCAAGTTTATTATCTGGTGTTAATGTTAACATTCCTGATAATTCTACAGAAGTTAGAGTTCAATCTTTAGGAGGTTGTGTTAATTATATAGATATAACATTGACATAAATAAATGACAGCAATAATACAAATAACAAATATAGGTATCGATGCTGATAATTTTTTAATATATTCAGATTTAGATGGTTATACCTCAGCATTTGAAAGTAATGTTTCTAGACAATCTTTAATAGATGGTTTTGCAACTGATCAAGTACCTGATGGTACAACAAAAGTTAAAGTTTTATCTACAACAGATAAGTGCAAAAATGAAATACTTATAGATTTACAGATACCTGTTACAACAACAACAACAACAACAATTTCAATTTTATTATTAGAAACATCAGATCCAATAGAATTAGAAAATAATAACTTTATAAAACTTTAAAACATGGCTTCTCAAAAACTAACAGAACTTATTAAATCAAACAGCATTGAAGGTAAAGACTTAATGTATTTTGTTGAGGATGTAACCCAAGAGTCTAAATCTATAGATGCTAGTACATTATTTAGTTATATAGAAAAAGAAATAAATATATTAGACCCTTTTATATTAAATGTATCTCCAGGAGGATCTACAAATTATACAAATGACAAAAGTAAAATATATTTAAAGTGGTCTGGAGGTTCTGGTATACATAATTTAATCTTACCTTCTGCTGCAATTAATAAAAGACAAATTCAGATTATATCAAACGGAACCTTATCTGCCAATAACAAAGTTCACATACTCGCACCTGAAGGAGAATCTATAGATGGAGTTCCCAACCCTGGTTTTTATACATTAAATAAATCATACAATGGTGTAACTGTTTGGTCTGATGGTTCAGAGTGGATAATCATACAAGCAAAGTCAACATAGTATAAAATCTTGTTTTTTTTGGTTTTACAAGGTTTCTCCTAAGAGCATTAAGCTTTTGGGAGTTTTTTGTTATAATTAACTTAGTTATAAAAATAAACGCCTTTACTAAATTTATTTATAATATACAAGATAAATTATATATCTTTACGATATTTTTTAATTTAATTTTATGATAAACCACTCAAATAAACTTAGTGAATTAAAAAGATTAATAGCGTGGAAGAAAAGTAAAAAGTTTTACGCTAAAAAATTAAAAATTACAGAAGAAGAAGTTAATGATCTTCTAAAAGAACTTAGAGATAATAAAAACTCTGATGATTCTGAGTTCTTTAAAAAAGCAAATGAGAAAGTTGCTGAAGAATGCATTAAAAAAGTTAATAAAATTAAAGGTTTCGTTGAGAGTACAGTTACATCTAACTTTGAGCCTAAAAATGATATAGAGTTAGCCAATCTTCATAAGATAAATTTAGATGAATATATAATTACAAACTATTGGTCTAAGATGTTACCTAGTGGTAAGTTTACATCTTCTATATTCTCAAAAAGAAAAGGCCCATCAGATTATACAGCTGAAGACTTTTCAATATTTCTAAAAAACTTCGTACCTAAGAAGATAGAAATAAACAAAACTAAATTAGAGTCAGGTAAGGATACAATAGACGTAGAACTTTCTATTTCTGATTTCCACTTGGCTAAAAGATATATTGAAGGAAACAATGATATAGGTAAACGTGTTAAGTTATTTCACGACATGACTGAAGACTTAATGGTTAAAACCTCAAAGGTCTATAATATAGATACAGTTGTATTTCCAATATCAAATGATTTCTTCCATACAGATAACTATCAGAACCAAACTACACAAGGAACTCCACAAGATACTATTATGGAGTATGATTCAGAATATGAATTAGGCTTTGCAATGCTTATAGACTCTATTAATATTCAAAGAACATATTCTAATAAGGTGATTGTTGTACTTGTTCCAGGTAATCATGATAAAACTAAATCATTTTACTTAGCTCATGCTTTAGAAATTTACTTTAAACATGACAAAGATGTAAGTTTTATAAGAAGTAGTTCTCCAATAAAAGCTTTAACTTTAGGTAATACTTTTCTTGGTTATCATCACGGTAATTGCAAAATAGAACAATTACCTTTATTGTTTGCAACACATCCAGTTTATGGGAAAATGTTTGGGGATTCAAAATATCAAGAAGTTCATACAGGTGACAAACATCACTATATGGCAAAAGAAGTAAAAGGGTGTAGAATTCAACAAATGCCTAGCTTATCAGATTCTGATAAATGGCATAGAGATAGTGGATATGTACACTCTATAAGAGCAGCTTTACTTTTAGGTTACGATAAAAAAGAGGGTAAAGTTTGTGAATTTGAAAAAAGAATATAATTATGTCAACATACAGAAAATTAATTTCAGACATTAGATCAATACATAAAATATTGTCTACTGACGCATTGATCACTGACAGAGCAATAGCTTCTGAAATTAAAACTAATGCATTACTTTTAATTAAAAGAGAAACTAATTTAAGAAAGTTATGGGCTAGTGATACTTTATTTACTACAATACCTTGTTTAGAAATGTGTGAAGTTCCTATTTCTGAATGTTGTAATTATGTTGACAATTATACTGTAGCAAGATCAAAATACAAACTTCCTAAAATATCTGAAGGTAATTATCAATATGTAATACAAGGTGTTTATTCAATAAACGCTATGGGAGGTTCAGGGACTAAAATAAAAGAAATAACTATAAATAGATATTTAAATTTATTAAAGCTTCCTATGATTAAAAAAGAAAGCTATTTTTGGATATCTAACGGATATTTATATTTGAGTGACTCTTTAGTTGAGTCAGTTAGAATATCTGCTTTATTTGAAGAAAATATACCCAAAGAGATAATGTATCCAGATTGTGAATGTAATAAAAATTATAACATTGATGATTATTGTATGAATCCTTTGGATGAAGAATCATTTGTACCTGGGTATTTAGAGCAACAAACATTAGGAATGGTATCAGCGAAACTATTAAGTACTTATTTTAATTTAAAGTCAGACATGAGCAATGAAGGAATTGACGGTCAGGCTCCTAATTCTCAACCAACAAATTAAAAAATGCCAAGAGTAAAAGTTGATTGGAGAAGTACAAGTAAAAAAAATTACTCTGATTTTTGTAAAAGTTATAAATCTATAAAATTAAGTTATACTGATTGGAAAAATATTATATATGAATTTAATGACCAATTTAAATATCATATATTAGAAACTGGAGAAAAAGAGAAATTACCTTTTGGCTTTGGGGAATTTTCAATAAACAAAAAGAAAAGAAAAAGAATAAAAAGTAATGGTGAAAAGGAGTTTGTAAATTTACCTATTGACTGGAAAAAAACTAGAGAAAAAGGTAAACATATTTATAACTTTAACTACCACACAGAAGGTTATTTCTTTGGATGGATCTGGTTTAAAAACACTGCAAGATTTAGACACTCAATTTGTTGGTTTTTTAAACCTACTAGAACCACATCTAGATTATTATCACATTATGTAAATACTGATAAAAAGTATCAATACATGTACAATGAATGGACTAAAAGATTTTAAGAATGTCATATTACTATAAATATAATTTTGTATCACCAGAGCCTATATACGCTACTATAAAAGAAGAGTTAAAAAGCTACTTTGATACAGGAGCAGTAGACGATTTATTATTTCCAACTTATTTAAATAAATGTTTAAATAAGCTTGGTAAAACAACATATAAAATTGATGAACAAGTTTTGTTTGTAGAAGATTTTCAAGCAAGACTTCCTGATAACTTTTATGCTGTTAGAGAAGCTTGGATGTGTGCAGAAGTTCCAGGAAACCCTTACCCTTCTTCAACATCATTCTATTCTCAAGCTGCAAATGCAACAACTATACAAATATCACCACTTACAATAGGTGGTACACCTTGTAATAATTCTGAATGTCAACATCCAAGTTGTGATGGTACATGTATGCCTGAGTTAGTCCAAGCTGTATATAAAACAAATAATGAAATTGCAAGATCTTATAGACATGACTACCTACTTAAACCTGGTAATATATCTGCAAGAAGTCAGTGTGATGTTTCATATAGGCAAGATTGGAATAACTTTGCACCTCCTGTAGGAAATTTTACTCCAGGGTCATCAACATATGATAGTTTTGACATTAGAGATAATAAAATTGTAACAAATTTTAGAAATGCTACTATTCATTTACTATTTTATTCCACAAATTATGATGATGGTGGAAATCAATTGATTCCTGATAATTTTAGAATTTCAGAATATGTTGAGGCATTTATTAAGTACAAAGTGTTTGAAACTCTTACTAATCAAACTAACGATGAGACTTTTAACCAACTTCAACAAAAATTACTATATTATAAACAGCTACACGATGAAGCTTTTATTATGGCAAGTAATGAAGTTAAGAAGCAAACACCTTGGGAAAAACAGAGAAGAATTAAAAAAGACTTAAATAGGTTCAATAAGTATAAACTTCCTAACCGTTCTAATAGATATGGTAGAAGACGCAATAACTAAGAACTATGGCCGAAGAAAAAGATAATAAAAAGCTAAGTAATATTAGAATAAATCCAGCTTCTGCTCAAGCAGGATTAAATCTTGATAGTTCAATTAGTCAAGTTGGTAAAGGTAAGGTGACTTATGCTTTGAATGCTGCTATTGAGAACTTTGATGACAATTCTGTAAGTTACCAGAACGAGTTAGGTAATGAATTATGTCTTACATTTCCAACAGGTTATAAACTTATCGGTGAATATTATATTCCAGAAAAAAGAAAACATATATTTTTCTTATCTAACCCTAAGCAAAATGCAAGTGAAATTGGTTATATGGATAATAATGATTGTCAATATCAAACATTAATTAATTCCTCTTGTTTAAATTTTGATATAAAACACCCTATACCTAAAGTTGTACATAGAATAACTAATTGTAGTACAGAAATATACTGGACAGATGGTGTTAATCCTAGAAGATATTTAGATATTGAAAATATTCCTTACAAACTTATATCAGGCACACCTAGTTGTGATCCTGTATATGGAGATGAGTTAGATTGTAATCAACTTAAAATTCAACCAAACTTTTCAATTCCTCAATTAAATATAACAAAAATAAGTAGTGTTGGTGATTTAGTTTCTGGGACCTATCAATTTACAATTCAATATTCAGATTCTAGTGGTAATGAATTAAGTTCATATTATTCAATAACCAACCCAACTCCAATTTCTGATAAATTTAATACTACAGTGAATTTTAATTCTCCTGTAGGAAAGTCTATTATTTTAGGTGTTTCTAATCTTGACCTAACTGGTCAATTTCAATATTTTAATATAGCTGTAATAAAAACAATAAATAATGTTTCTTCTTACGAGTTAATAGGAACTTATAACATAGAAGAATCATTCAAAGAAATAACTTATTCAGGAACAGACAAGACAGCAATAAAACTTTCAGTATCTGATATATTTGAAAAGTTTCCATATTACGATATAGCTAACGATGTTACAGCTGTACAGGATATTATTGTATGGAATAATCTTACATCTATTGATAGAGTTAATTATCAATCGGTTGCAAGTAAAATAACTTTAGGATGGGAAACATATAGAATTCCTCCAGGAGAAGATTATTCAGATGAGTTAAATGCTACAAACTTACGTGGGTACATGCGTGATGAAGTGTATGCTTTTGAAATAGTTTTTCTACTAAAAAACGGAAAGCAAACTGATAGTTTTCACATTCCAGGTAGAATAAAAAATAGTAATGAAAGTTATCCTGATGTACCTGACTCAAATGATGATTTTATAGGAGAACCTGATTATCAATCTGGAGAACTTGGATACTCACCTTGGTGGAAAATTTACAATACAGCATCTGTAATAGGCTTTAGTTCAGAATATGATGCAAATGATGAAAATTATAAAGGACCTTACCAATATGGTGAGTTAGCTTATTGGGAGTCTAAAGAAGAGTACCCTTGTGATTCTACTGTTTGGGGAGATTTAGCAGGAGAAAAAATAAGACATCATAAATTTCCAGATGTGTCAGTTAGTCCTATTATAGAGAATAATGAAATTAATTATGAAGGTAATAAGATTGTACCATCAATGCAAGACAATGCTGTTTTTCCAATTGGTATAAGAATAGATAATTCTCAAATAAATGGTTTAATTCAATCTTCAGAGTTAACTTCAGAACAAAAAGATGATATAGTTGGGTATAAAATAGTAAGGGGTAACAGAAGTACAAATAGATCTATTGTTGCAAAAGGTATGCTTAGAAATGTAAATAAGTATACTAGAGATGAAGAAGAATACTACTACCCTAATTATCCATATAATGATTTAACTGATGACCCTTTTATATTAGCTAATAATAATGCATTTGCACAAGAATCAGAACCATGGTTAATATATTTACCAATTAATCCTGAAAACACTGAACCTGGTAGGTATGGATATACTAGTATACTTAATGGTAAATCAACAGAAGGTATAATTCAACCAGGTGAAGTTTTAGAAATATGCTCAATTACTAGACCTACAAACATACTAGGTAGTAAAATGGTTATTGGCCCAGGTGATTATGATGTATATTTTTGTACAGGAGGTTCTGGTTTCTTTAGTTGTGGGTGGCAACTTAATTGGTCTGATCCTTTCAATGATGAAAATATTAATGGTGAGGTAATTAGAGATCCTAAGTGGATGCAAACAGGTGCTGGTCAATCAACTTCAGGAACTGTAGTTGTTAGTGTTGGAGAAGTGCCTTTTGCTAGTAGAACTAAAGGATGTTCTAATGTCACTATAGATTTAAGGGATGATGAGGTTGGCAATGAACCTCCTACTGAAGATGAAGTTAAGATTGGATTTCAAATTGGAACATCTAGTAGAGGTGGTTCTAGAAGATCTCCTTTAGGTTGCAACAAAGAAAGAAAACAACCTTCTATTGAATCTCAAAAAGGAGAAGATGTTACATATAGACAAATATTTAATTCTCCTGAAACTTCCTTTGGGCAACCTTTTTTAGGTGATGTTTTAAAGTTGGAGAGTGTAATGTTTGGAGCAGGTAAAGCTCACTTTGTTGAAGTGAAAGATAATGCAAAATACAAACTATTATCTAAAGAAGCTCAAATAGACGCTTTAACTAGTTCAGAAGAAATTGCAAGTCTTACAGATCCGTTTAACGCAGGTATAATGTTTACTGCTTTTCAATCTTATCTTACAATATATGTAAATGGTATTACTAGAAAGAATTATGGTATGTCATTTAATTCCAGAGCTAATTATGATTATTCATTACCTGTAGATAATGATGTTGATGGAGGAATTAAGCAGAGAGATATAGATTTTAGTAGATATGTAATACCTGGAGTACAATCTTTAGGTAAGAATGAGTTAGATATTAATAATTGGAATAGAGAGACTTCTGTTTTCATAAAAACCAAAGATAAGAGAAAAGAAGGTACTTCTGTAAGTGCTATACCTTTTCCAAATAAGACACCTAATTTATTAAATTCTGGAACATCAGTAATTGAAGATAATTCTAGATTTACAATATCAGAAGCAGGTTTATGTGGAGGTCCTGAAAAAGAAAAAGATATTTCTGTAGTATCATACTATGCTTCCATGAAGAATATTGTTCCTAGTCAATGGGGTCAAATATATTCTTATGAAACAATAGACACAGGTTATCAATCTTTAATTAATAATTCAAAAGTAGAAACTGTTTTTGGAGGTGATGTTTTTATTTCTAGGTTTACATATAAAACCAAACTACCTTTTTTTATTGATAATAGAGTAGGAGCTCCTGATGATAGCGACATATTTTATGATGAAATAGGTAATATAGGCTACCCAAAATATTGGCATTCATCAAGATCTATATTAGAAGACTTTAATGTAGAAAAAGATGGAGATACAATACCTATGAGAAACATTATATCATATAAGGCTCATAACTTTGATTGCCCTAACGATCCATCATCTGTTCCAGTTGGAGGAGGTTCTGCTAGAACATTTTACGATGGGTATATTTATATGTTTGCATATGGTATTCCTAATTTTTATTGTGAAAGTACATACAATACAGACTTACGACAAGCATTTAATAATAAAGAAGGAGACTTCTGGCCACATGTAAGTAGTGGTATTCCTGATGATTGGGTGCAAGAAAAGAACGTACCTATTGCTCAAGATAATACTTATTATTATAATATAACTTTTTCTAAGCAAAATAAAGAAAATACATTTACACATCTTCCTGCAAATTGGAGTGAAGATTTTTGTTTTACTAATTTTCCATTTAGAGCTATTTATTCTGATCCAGCCATAATAAATTCTGATAATAAAGTAAACAATTGGTTGGTTTATAGAGCTTTATCTTTTCATGACTTTCCTCAAAACTATGGTAATTTAATATCATTAGATGGTATTCAAAACAAAGCAATACTTGCAAGGTTTGAAAATAAATCATTATTGTATAATAAACTTTTAACAATTGATACAAGTAACCCTCAAGCAGCATATATTGGTAATTCTAAATTATTTGAAGGTGCTCCACCTGTTGATTTTGCTGAAACAGACCTTGGTTATGTAGGTTCACAAAATAAATTTTTACTTAAAATACCCCAAGGGCAAATAACTATTGATGCAAAAAGAGGTCAAGTATTTTTAATTTCAGGCAAAGCTATAGATTTAACAGCTTTTAACTCTGGAGTTAATAAGTTTATGAAAGATGAGCTTCCTTTTCATATATTAAGATTTTTTCCTAATATGGAAACAGACAATAATTTTAATGGAGTGGGTCTACATGGTGTATATGATAGTAAGTTTGAAAGAGTAATTATTACTAAACTTGATTACACACCTCTTTCAAAGGACATAAAATATAATAAAGAAAATGATTCATTTTATATAATTGATTCTGTAGGGTTAGAAACGACTGTGTTCTTAAAAGATGAAAAGTATTTTTGTAATAAATCATGGACTATGTCTTTTGATTTTAATATTAAAAGTTGGGTATCTTTTCACTCGTATGTTCCAAATTATTATATTGCAGATAATGCTTTCTTCTATTCAGGAAAAAACGGATGTTGTGATCTTGATGGCGATATACCTAATTTTGAAGTTATAGTTGGAGAAGTTCAACCTCCAGTAATAATAACAACAACTACAACTACTACATCTCCACCTTTATTTACAACCACCACAACCACTACACAAGTTGCAGATTGTAATTTATCAGGAGCAAGTTTTAATTTAACTTACTGTGATTTAGCAGGAACTGCAGTTATAACAGTTCCACCAACGACAACAACAACTATATGTTCAAGACCTAGTGGTTTATTTACAGACTTATTTTTGGAAGGTTATGAGCGATCTCCTAACCCTACTGTAATAACTACAAATAGTGCAAAAGAAGCTTGTTTAGCTGGGAGTTTAGTAGAAGCTTCTCAAGGTCTACCAATACCAGTAAATTTACCTATATATAGAACAGTTCAATATTCTTTTGATGATGGACTTAGTATTGGTACAATTGTTTATGAAGGCGAATCTAACTCTTGTATATTCCCACCTGACGGATGGTATTCTACACAAGAATCTTACATAGGTAACGATTATGTATTTAAATTAGAAAATGGAACTATAGTTGATATTAGTCCATGTTCAGGAACAACAACTACCACTACAAGTATAGTTCCATCAACAACAACTACTACTACAAGCATTGGTGCTTGTAATCAGTATTCAGTAGTTGGACCTAGATCTGTTATTTATTTTGATTGCCTAGGTAATAAAAATTTACTAAGTGTACCTTCTGGAGACGTTTCAATTGTTTGCTCAAGTGTAGCAATACCAGGAGCAACATTAATAGGTCCGTGCCCAATATAATATATTAAAGAATGAGTAACAAAAAGACTATATCAATAAAACTTAAATCATCTGGTTCTAATCAAGGACCTTTTGATATATTAGATCTACTTGATAATCTTTTATTGTCTAATGTAACAAGACAACAATTAATTCAAGGTATCTCTTTTGAAATAGATAATGATCAAACGGTTATAAAAATTAAATCAAAAGGTAATTGTAGCTTTGAAACTACATTTGAATTAAAAGATATATCAAACGAAGAATGGATAAATACTAATTTTGTAGAAGATGGTACAGGGTGTTTATGGTCCCATTTAACAAATCAATCTATTTACAATTATTTTTATGGGATAATAGAACCTTATATTATTGAATACCCTTTTTCTTATAAATTTCAAGATGAGATATTACAAAATGTAAAAGATTATACTAAAGCATATACATATTACCCAAGCGAAACAGAACAGTTTGATAACAATCGTAGAGTGGAAGTTGATGATGAATGGTTCAATAAAGCTGTTTTATATAACGGCCAACAGTCTACAGGTATATTAGAACTTTTACCAAAACCTGATAATAATTTGTCAGCTTATATGAAATACCCTATATTAAATGAGGAAAGTAAAACTATTCTTTATACAAAAAGTGATGGTTTTTACCAATACAATACTTTTTGGGCCTTACAAATAAGTAATAAACTTCCTTTATTTAATACACCTTGTACATCTAAATCACTAGATAAAGAAGTTAATCAGGCTAACATGAACTACGGCCCAAAAACTTATAAAAAATCAACACTTAGAGCAAAAGATTTAAAAGTAAGGCACATCCTTGATAATAAATCAACAGTTCATTTAGTAAGTCAATTCATTGTTACACCAGCACAATTAAGTTATAAATAATGAGTAAGAAAAGTTTATCAGCAACTAAAGCTAAAAAAATAATTAAAGATGGTTACGTAAAAGGTAAACCTCTCACTGAAAAACAAAAGAAGTTTTTTGGAACTATTGCTAGTGGTGCTATTCCATTGAAAAAGATTAATGGTGGTTGGTTAGATAAGTTTGCTATGGGAGGAAGTCTTCCAGGTGCATCAGGTATGATGTATGCAGGTATGTCTCGAATATCTTCTGAAGAACCTAAGAAAGCTCAGGATGGTACAGTTATGTATGGCACTCCTGAATATAAAAAAGCATATGAGGAAGGTACATTTGCTGATGTCCCTAATCAACTAGATGAAGTACTAATGTACTCAGGGGTAGACTATAAGAAGTATCCTTACTATAATGATTTAAGTGCAGAGCAAAGAAAATACTTTAATGATGATGGCTCCATTGGTAGAGGTGTAAGAAGAGCCGCTCAAACAAAAAGAGGACTTGCTGAAGACACAATAGATATGGTGACAGGTATGTTAGTTAAACAACCTTTATCTGCATTACAGGCTCCTCAATCTCTTATGGTTGAGAGTGTAGAGGCTATAAGAGGAAATGATTATAATTTTTTAAATGTTATTTCACCTGAGTCACAAAGATTACCATCTGATACAATGGGATTTGAAGATAAACCTGGTTGGGATTTAGGAGGTTCTTTAAACACAACTATGGATGTAATAGCAGATCCAACTAATTTAGTTGGTTTAGGTATTGCAAAAAACCTAACTAAAGGCACAATTAGTTCCATTAGAGGTAATCTTGGAAAATATAGACTAGCTACAGAATTAACACAAAGTCCTGTAGTTGCTGCAAGAAATCGTGCTTTAGAGTGGACAAATACCCCAGGGTTTCAAGCTAGATATGAAAACGTAATGAAACCTTCTATAAATCCTAAATTATTTAAACAATATAAAAAATATAATCAAGAAGTACTGAATAAAGGAGAACAAACAGCTTTAAGGTTAGATGATCTCGTTGAATCAAAAGAAATCTACAAGCGTCTTGGAAAAAGTAATGTGGTAGCTAGTATTGATGATGAAATTCAACAATTAACAAAAGAACTTAATTATTATGGTAAGGTAATTCAAAGTAATACAAATATAGCTGCTCCAAATGTAGGAAGATCAAACTTAAGGCAGATTCAAGAAACTGGTAAATTTACAGAAGTATTACGTCCAATAGGTGATGATATTGATTATTATGCAAAAAATCCAAAAACTTTAGGATTTTATAGTGGTTTAAATAATAGAGCAAACTTAAATTTAGACAGGTTTGAAAATTTAATACCAGGAGATGCAGAAAGAAATTTTAAAATATATACAGCAATAGGTCATGAGAATCGTCATGCTATGACTTCTGGAAATAGAGCACTTAATAAAGAAACTAAAGATCAAATAAGACAAGTTATTAATCCTAGAGGATCGTTAAGTAAGAGAGAGTTTGATATGCTTCCAAAAAAAGAGCAAAAATATTTAAACTACTTAGCAAAAGAGACTGAGGTGGATGCAAGGGTGATGGAGATTAGAGATAATTACCCAGAGTATTTTAAACCTGGCACATACGATGTTTCTGATAATATGATTGATAAGGTTATTAGAGAAGGTAAAGCAGGTAACTTAACAGTAGATAAAAAGTTCTTTAATTTAATAAAAGATAAAGAAGCATTTAAGAATCTATTTAAGATTCTTCCTGCAGCTACCCCTGTTGGTGTAGGACTTGGTGCTGCTTCACAAAATAAGAATGGTGGATGGTTATCTAAGTATGAGAACGGTGGTGTGATAGAAGATGATAGAGGACAATGGGCACACCCTGGAGAGGTAACTAAAATAAACTCCAACAATATAACAATGAAGGGTGTTAACTACCCTGTCCTTGGAATATCTGACACTGGTGACACAAAGATGATGCAACCAGGAAAAGATTACAAGTTTGATGGTAGCTCTGTAACAGAGTATCCTATGGCTCAAGGTGAGAATGAAATAGGAGATGATGATGTAATAGTTACAACTTCTTCAGTAAAGGAAGTGAACAACAATAAAGTAAAAAGAAAAAGTCGTGCTACTTTCGAGTCAGATAATAGAATATCTAAGAAAGTTACAAAAAATGATAAGGTGAGAAGAAAGTCTGCTACTTTACAAGATGATGGAAGTTTAGTTATAGCTACAAACAGCTCTTCAAATCCTGCTGGGAAAATAAGAACAATAAAAAATAAGAAACGAGCAACTAAAAAACTTAAGAATATAACTGAAAGATTCAATAAGCAGCAAAATAAACAATTGCAAGAACTGTATACTAATGATGAAATTCTAGAAACAGAGTACCCTATGGCTCAGAAAGGAATGAATGTAGAAGGTCAAAAGCAAAAGAAATGGTTTGACAGCTACATAAGATCTGACAAGTATTTAGAAAGACTTGGTAAAGAGTTTCCTGAGATGAATGCTGATGAGTTAGCAAATGAGAGATGGGTACGATTGATGAACATGAGAAGTACACCTATTGGTTTCCTTCCTGAATCAAGTAAGATATCTCCTGAACCAGGTTCCACACAAGGTGTACATAATGCTGATGAATACCCAGGTAAGATTATGTTAAGACCTGAATATTCAGAAGGTAGACAAGGTCCTTGGAGTTATAATACAATACCTCTACATGAAATGGGACATGCTGTAGATGAGGGTGGTAAAAGAATACCACAAACTACATTAGATTTCTTAATGCCTAAGTTGAAACAAAATCCTTATGACATACCCAAAGAAACATTCTACTATACAAGACCTACAGAATACATTAACAGATTACAACCCTTTAGGTACTTATTACAAGAAGAAGATATATATGACAGTAAGAAGAAAGATTTTACAAAAGAAGACTTACAGAAGGCAAAAGAAAACACTAGAATAAAATACAATAGACACTTCAAAGACTTAATGGAAAATACTGAGTCAGAAGAAGACTTTATTGAAATAATGAATACCATTGCTACTAGACCACAAATGCAGCAAAACAATATAGTTGCTAAAGATGGAAAATCTTTGGTAGATTTGAACCAATTAACTAAATTAACTAAATTTACGAATTATAACACTTCACAACCAGGAGGCTGGTTAGATAAATACCACTAATATGAAATCTGAATTTTTAAAAATAGCAGGCGTTAAGTCTGAAGCAGAGTTTTACAAGAAGTTTCCAAGTGAGGAAGCCTTTATGAAAAAGCATGGAAAAGCTGTAAAAAAATTTATAACTAAGAAGGCTCAGGTAGGTACTATTGTTCCAAATATACAATCTCCTACATCTAATATTAAACCTATTCGTATAGATGAAGAGTTTTTATATAACAATGTAGCTGATTTAACAGGTAAAGAAAGCTATGATGACATGATGAAAAGACTTAGATCTGAAGAAATGTTAAAAGCTATTAAATCAGGACAATCACAAAAATCTAGTCAAGGTGATATGATGTCAACGTTATCTATGGCTAAAAATAAACTTGGTGAATTAGGTTCTAATTCTAATGTTCAATCAGCAAGTGCTAAAGCTATAGGTGCAGTTTCCTCAAAAAATGGTGGAAAGTTTTCACCACATGTGATGTACAATCCAAAAACTGGTAAAGGTAAAAAGGCTAAAACGTATAAAGAACACTTAGCTCTTAAGAAAAAAGGATGGGGACATGAAGCACCAAAGGCTCAAATTGGATATGCTACAAGTGGTATAACTCCTGTTGGAATAGATACACCTAACACTGTTGGAATAGATACACCTAATATTGTTGATGTTAACCCTACAATGACTGAAATACCTAATAATCAATTTGACTTTATGGGAACTGCTCAAGATATATATGAAGTAGGAGCTCCTATAGTAGGTGATATTATGCAGATTTCAGATCAATTTAAAGCTCAAAAACAACAATTAGCTCAAGCAAAACAAAATAAACAATTATCTGAACTTGCTTTACAAGCATCTAAGACAACTCCTGAAAAAATAGAAAGGCAATATGTACGTCCTGAAGATTTTTCATATACAGGAGAAACAATGTTTCCTGTTCAAGGTGTAGGAACAACTGCTATTTCTAAACAAGGAGGTATGTATAGTGCGAAAGGTGGAGGTAATTTTTTAAACATGTTTAATGTTGGTGGACCTAGAAACTTAAATCTAAAAGGAAATGACCTTCTTGGTAAAGGAGAATTTACATATTTTCAACCTTACTATGAAAACATGCAAGAAAAATTAGAACATAATAGAATGCTTAATAGAAAAAGAGTAAACAGTATGAGTGCTCTTGAGAATGGTGGTTATGTAAAAGCTGAACACGGTGGAATGTTTACTGGTGAATATATGCCTATAGTTGACCCTAATCAACAAAAACAATTTAAAGGAGGTGGTTTTGTTTATGGTGGTGGTCAAGCTGGTGCTGCTGGTACAAATTTTGCAAGAATGTTTGGTGCTGATAGTGATGCAGGTAGTAATGTTGGTAGTAAAATTGGAGGTACATTAGGTACATTAGTTGGTGGTCCTGTAGGTGGTGCGATAGGTGGTGCTCTTGGAACTATTGCTGGTGGATTACTTGATACAACTGATAAGAAAATAGATAGACAAGAGGAACTTACTAAAAGATATACTGATGAGATGGCATTTGCTTCTGTTGCTCCAGCAGTACAAGCAAATTATGCATCTTACCTAAAAAACGGAGGTGAACTTAATTCATATAAAAATGGAGGAAGTAGAATATCAACAAATCCATCAATGTTAGATACAATGAAGATGGGTGGAGAACTTAAAACATTGTGGGGAGGTGAAGCTGAAACAGTTTCTTACAATCCTTATGCTGGTGGCGAGAGTATTGAATTTAATGGAAACTCACATAATAATCGTGATCCTAAAACAGGACAAACAGGAATAGGTGTTGCATACGGTAAAGATGCTGTTAATAATAATCAAGCATCTGTAGAAGTGGAAAATGAACCAGCACAGAAACTGAGAGATGGTGGAGGAGATGAAAACTTAGTTGTATATGGAGACATGAAAATTCCAGAAGAATATGTAGCTGAAATTAATGATGATAGAGCAAAAGGTAAAAAGTTTAAGGGTTACGTAAGTAATGTTTTAAATAAAGATGAAGCTAAAATTAATAAAAGAATGGAGAAAGTTTCTGAGTTAGGGTTAGAATCAAATGATACAGTTTTTGGACAACTTGAAAGAAATACAGCAGATGTTGTACTGAAAGGATCTGACATGAAGCTAAAAAGTATTGCTGATAAGAAGAATATATTAGCTGACTTACAAAATGCAATGAATGAAACATTTGACCAATATGGTATAGATGCTAATAAGTTTATTCAAAAAGGTGAAATGATAGAAGATCCTATGAGAATAGAAAATTCTAAAATGGCTAAGTATGGAAAAGATATACCTAAAGCCCAAGAAGGTATAACAGGTAATGTTAAAAAAGATGACTTTAATAAAAAACCAATTCCTAAAACAGATAAAACTCCAGAAAAGTTATTGGAAGAGGGTTATATCCAAGATAAAAGTAATCCGAAGGTTTACATAAAAACTGAAGGAGATGCAAAAGAAGCTGTTGAACTGTCCATCAAAGCTCTTGAAAAAGTTCCAGGAGGACAAAGTAAAGATGAAGAAACAGGATTATATGGTAAAGTAACTCAAGAAGAATTTGAGACAGCTAAAGCAGCTAACCCTTGGTTTGATTGGGAAAACTTTAATCCAAATAATGAAGCTGACGTAGAACGTTATCAAAAGGAGTTTAACAAAAGAGCTGAAGAATCTGGTGACTCTACAAGAATAAAAGTTGATAAAAAATTTGGAGAACAAACAGCTAGTGCTAGATTTACTCCAGCAGAAGAAGGTTCTATCCCTACGCAATCGAGAGTGGTGGTTGGAGATCTAGAAACTACAACTGAAACTGAACCTGTTGACAGTAAACCTGTATTTCCTTATGTTAACTTTCAACGTCCAATAGATGATGTACCTCTTGATTCTAACCAACTTCTTGGGGAATATTATGCATTAGCTACCAATCAAGTACAACCTGTACAAGCACAAGGTTTTCAACCTAACCTAAGAGTTCCTTATGATATAAGTCTTCAATCTGCAAAGAATGATATAATTGCTCAAAGTAGAGCACTTCAAAGAAACCCTGTTCTAGAAAATAACCCAGCAGCACTTGCGTTGGCTCAAGCTCCAACATATGAAGCATTAAATAAAATTAACGAGTTTGAATTTATTCAAAATCAAAGAATGAAGGATAATATTTATTCATCAAACCTAGATACTATAAATAAGGCACGTATGATGAACTTAGGTATATTTGACAAGCAAGCAGATAGGCAAGCTGAAGCCACATCTAAAACACGTACGCAAAATATAGACATATTAAGTTCTATTAGTAATAAATATTCTCAAAATAAAAGAGATAATGCAATACGTAAAGTGTATGCTAATATGTATCCAACTTTTAGATTTAATGAAAACTACCAAACAGAAGTTCAACAACCTGCTATGTTTAATATACCTGGACAAGGTTCAACAGGTTATTCACCTTTAAATGTACTAAATCCAACTTTACAGAATAAGGCTAATGTGCTAGGTCAAATATCCCAACAATTTAAAAAGAAGAAAGAGAGCACAGAAGAGGAAGAAGAAGATTCTAATTCTGCAAAGTATGGAAAGAAAATTACAAAGAATAATAAGAATAGTAATATTCTAAAAGCAATAAGAAATTTATAATAAAACTGATTATAAAACTTTACCGAAATCAATTATTGGTGTTTGGATAAATAATATAATCACATTACATTTGTTAAATTATGGCATCATATAAAGACCCAGCTAACTTAAAGTTTAATCCTTACGTGCAAACATTACCTGTTGAGGCTATGGCTAAAGTTGGTATGTATAAACAGCAACGTTATGATCAAGGAGTACAAAGAATACAGCAAAGCATTGATAATGTTGCTGGACTTGATGTTGTTAGGCCTCAAGATAAAGAATACTTACAATCAAAACTTAATCAACTAGGTAGTCAGCTATCTTCTGTTGCTGGTGGAGACTTTTCTAATTTTCAGTTAGTCAACTCTGTTAATGGAATGACTAACCAAATAGCCAAAGATCCTAGAGTAATAAAAGATGTTATGTCATCTTCATTATATAAAAAAGCTTTAGAAAATAGAGGCAAATTAATTCAAGAAGGAAAGGGTAGTGCATCTAACGATTTTAGGTTTAATAAGGAAGTAAATTCTTGGATGGACGGTGATAATGAAGCTTCTTTTAATTCCACATATCGTCCATATAAAGATTATAATAACTCTGCTAGAGATATTATAAAAACATTAGGTAAAAAGACTACAGGATATGATGTTGCATTTAATGAAAAAGGGCAACTAGTAGATGCTATTACTAGAGTTAGAGTTGAGGGAATCAGTAAAGAGCGAATACAAGCAGCATTGAAACAAGGACTGTCACCAGATGATTATGAACAAATGCAAACTGATGCATTATATAAATATTCAAATACTTCAGTTGATAGCTACACAAACGATATAAACGCAAGTTATACATCTACATTTACTAAGTATTCTCAAGAAAGAGATAGGCTTAACAACCTTAAAAATTCTGCAGCAAGTGCAACTGAAAAACAGAAATTACAAAATCAGATAAATGAAATAGACTTAGCGATTGAATTTACAAAATCTGAATATGATAATATATCTAAAGGGTTTGAAAGTGGAGACGTTGAAGGTTCACAAGTGCAATTATACACAACAAATTGGTTTGAAGATACAGCAAATGCATTTTCTACTGAAAGTTCAATTAGAACATATGAAACTAATCCATTTGCCCAAATGCAGATGAAAAGAGATAAAATAGCACAAGATGCATCTATTGAAGCTGCTAAGTTACTTGAGTCTCAAAGATATAATGATGAAAGACTTGAAATAGAACAAGATAAGTTAAAGCTTTTAAAAGATCCATACGGATCAATTTCACTTCCTACAAATAAAGATGCCACTAGTGTAGAAGTTATTGCTGCAATGGAAGCTAATCGAGATAAGACAAAAAACTCTACACTTTCACTAAAAAATAATTATAAGAACAAGTACAAGTTATCTAGTAATGCTTTTAAACAAGACTCAATTTCATATGAAACTAGTTCAGATTCAATATCTTGGGACAAAAGAGGACAATTAAATCAATATATTCTTCAACAAAAACAATTAACTGTTCAGAATGATATTATAACGAGAGCTAATCTTGAAGCTGATAAAATTTTTGATAAGCAATTATTTGAAGGTCTTTCCGAAGATTTAAAAAATCTAGAAATAAATGGATATAATTCTACTGAAGCAATTTTAAAGTTTAAAAAATTTGGAAGAGACTACTTTACTTCAACAATAATTGCTGATGGAGGAGGAAGTTCTGTAGGCCTTCCTACTGGAGGTAAATTTAGTATAGACTATGGTGAAGATAAGGCAAGAAAAGATTTTGAAGAAGGTCGTCTTAGTGATCAAGATTACGGTTTATATACAATATGGGCTGCTTCTAAAGGTAGTAAAGAATTTAATAAAATTGGGTCAGATGTAAAGAATCTAGTTAATAAATTAGAGAATGAAAATATAAAACTGACAAAGAAAATTGATAAAGATAAAAATGAATATATTAAAAATTATTACCAACAAAATTATTTGATTAATCAAGAACAGGCATATAGAATTCCTCTTGAAGATGCAAAACAAAAAGATCAGTTTAGGCCTGTTCTTAATTCTTTAGCTATAATAGCTGAAAGAAGTGGAGGTCTTGGAACAGGTTTAGATGTATCATCTAGCGATATAATGACAGCTGCAAATAAATTAGAAAGCGCATTAGTAACTACAAATTCTGATGGTAATTATAATATTATTGTTACAAAAAGTGATGATACAGATATTACAATTCCAATAGGTAAAGATCAATATTATGAAGCATTTGGAGATAGATTTGAAGCTAGTCCTGCTGTATCATCATTTAATCAAATGTATCTTTCAAAGATGTTGTCTACACCATCTCCTTTATTTCAGGCTCCGAATGAAAAAGGTGAGCTTATATATCAAAAAACTCCACTATCATATTATTCAACATCTACAGATGGAGAATACAACACTACATTAGATAATTCATTCTTAAGCGGTCCAACTGACTTTCCAAATGTAAAGTACTATGGGTTGAGTGGTAATATTGTAAGTGATGCAAACCCTAAAGATTCTGATTCATTTAAGCTTCAATTAAATGTATATGATCCAGTAACTAAAAAATTTGTATTAGAAAATTATTTATTTCCAGCTAGAATAGATAAAGCCTCTCTTGTGCCAACGTTACAACAAATTTCTACTGAAGCAATTTGGCAACTTTTAAATAATACAAATAAAGAAATTCCTAATTCTTTACTTAAAGAATTAGAAGAAGCATCTAAAAAAATGCAATAATATGGCAAAAAAAAATTTACCAAAGGCTCAAGTTGGAAGTGCTATAAAACCTTCTTCTAATAGTCCATTATTAGACGAGCAATATATGCAACAACGATTTGGTGGATATAAAACTAATACAGTTGATACATCTCCTTTACCAAATGTACCGTATGTAAACCCATATAAAAACATAAGTGCACCATCTAACCAAAACACATCATCTCTTGCAAATCTTATAAACTTTGCAAATACTAAACGTGACTCTTCTGGAGGTGGGAAGGTAAGAACTTTAGATGAATATGCAGCTAATGAATCTGGTAGATATGATTATTTTATGCCAGGGAACTTTGATAATGAAGATGCTGCTGCACAAGATCAAAGTTTTGGTGCTAAGATGGTAAATGGTGTTAGTAAAGGATTATTACTTACAGGTACAACATTCTTACAATCAACTGTAGGACTTGTTAATGGAACTTACCAAGCAATTTCAGACGGTAAGTTTTCTTCATTCTATGATAATGATTTTAATCGAGGGTTAGATAAGTTAAATAAGGAAGCAGAAGATGAATTACCAAACTATTACACAGCTGCAGAAAGAGATGCAAATTGGTATTCTCCTAAATACTGGATGACAGGAAACTTTCTTTGGGATGGTGTTGTAAAGAACTTAGGGTTTGCTGCTGGTGCTTCTTTGTCTGGAGGTGTATATACAAATATATTAAAGTCTCTCCCATATGCATCAAGATTATTTTCTATTGGTAAAAGTGCAGAAACACTTGCTGCTACAGAAGCTGGAATTGCATCAGGTGCAAGTAAAGTGGCTGATACATACGGTAAGCTAAGAGGGCTGTCTGACAAATTTTTATCTAACTATAATACATTAAATCCTGCAGGTAGGGCTGTTGTTGCTGGGTTAGCTACAACTGGTGAAGCAGGTATAGAAGCTTTACATAGTAGTAATGAGTTTAGACAAGAGCTTATTGATGAACATGTAGAAAAATATGGCATAGTACCAACAGGTTCTGCTTTACAAGAAATTAATGATACTGTAGAAGAGTCAGGTAACGCTACGTTCTTTGCTAACGTTGGGTTACTTACAGCTACAAACTACATTCAATTCCCAAAGATATTAGGGAGTACATATAAGGGAGAGAAGGGTGTTATTAATGGACTTGTTAGAGAGATAGATGACATTGCATATGAAGGAGGTAAATTCATAAAACCAAAAGTAAAATATCCAGCTCTTTCTAAATTAAACAAAATAAGACCTTATACATTTTCTATATCAGAAGCTTTTGAAGAGGTGAGTCAATATAGTGCTACTGTAACTACACAAGACTATTATAATAAAGCACGGAATGGCGAGGCTACTAGTTGGCTAAATTCAATTGGTGTTGGTATTACAAAAGGTGCGTTTAGTGATGAGGGTGCTAAGAATGCTCTTATTGGTGGAATTTCTGGATCTTTAATGTTAGGAAGAGGTAGATTTATGCAAGACAAGGCAATGAGAAAAAATACAGCTCAAGCACTTGATCAATTTAATAATGCTAACCTGTCAGACTTTACAAAAGAAACTATTGATGCTGTAAATAGAGGAACTGTATTACAACAAGAAAGAGAACAAGCTGTTAAAGATGGTGATATTTTAAACAGTAAAGATTTAGAAGCTGATTACATTACTAATTATCTTACACCTAGAATTAAATATGGTAGATATGATTTAGTAAGAGCTGACATAAACGAGTATAAAAAACTTGCTAGTACAGAAGAAGGTTTTGCACAACTGCAAGTTGAAGGTAAAGCCCTTGAAGGTGATACAAGAGAAGCATATTTAGAAAGACTTAATCGCTTTGAACAAACCGCAGATAATGTAAAGTCTTTATGGCAATCACTTAACTTACGTTATTCAGGACAAGTAGATGAAAATGGAACACCTGTATACAGTAATGATGTAATTAATAAAATGTTATATACTGCTACTAAAGTGGCAGATTATGATCAAAGGATACTAGATATAATGGGTCCTCTTACAGCTTCAGGTATTAATACGTCTGAGGTTATAGACCAACTTATTACTGGTAACTCAGAAGCATTTAATGAAGCTATTACATCCATAAAACAAATGGATATTATTGAGGAAGAAAAAGAAACACTTGCTCAATCATTAGAAGATATATCAGAACTTGCATTAAGAAGACAATCATTCTTAAAAGCTTATCAAAATATAAAAGAAAACCCTGGTAACTTCTCAGAAGCCCCAATAGAGGAAGATGCTCCTGTAACAGGTCCTGTTGAAACTATTTCAGTTAAGACTAAACAAGGTGATATAGATGTTGAATTAAACACTTCATACTTTGTTGGTAAAGGTGTGGATTATGCTAAAGATCCTTTAGATGCTCCTGTACCTATTTCTCAATTTGTAGTACAGAAGGTAAATGAAGATGGAACATTAGAAATAAAAACTCAGAATGGAGAGGTGAAGAATGTTTCTGCAGATGTTCTTGAAAACTTTAAGATAGGTAAAGTTAGTACCTTAAAAAACAACAAAACAGCTAACTATTATTACAATCATAGAAACGAAATTTTTAAATTTAACTTTGGTAAAAACCTTGGTGGTGAAAGAAGAGGTAGACTTGAATATCAAGATGGTAAACTTTATTTTGTATACTTAACAGCAAAAGGTAAGGTGGCAAAAATACAACTTAATTATTCTCATTTTGTTGCACAAAAAGATTTTGATAAACCTAGAATATCTAACACTGATGAATTTGTAGAGAACCAACAGCAGGAAGACTCTAGAATAGGATTTATGTCTCCATCAGAAATAAAGGCACAGAAAGCTACACTTGCTAAGAATAGAGAGGCTAGACTTGAAGTGCTTACACAATTAGGTGAAGAAGCTAAAGAGAGTTTAGAAGAGACAAATAAAAAACTTGCACAACAAACTGAAAAACTCACTAAGATAAAAGAAGACTTAGAGGACATAGCTAAAATGAAAGAGGCTGGTCCAACTGGTCCTAAGATTAAGCTTAACTTCTCAAAAGCTACAAAGGTGTTTACAAAAGCACTTAACAATCTTACAGCTATGCAAGCTGATGTAGAATCTGAGATTGATAGTCTTAATAGTCAGAAAGAAGAACTTGAACTTAACATATCCTACTTCCAAGACTTTGCTAATCAAATTACTGATGCTCCTGAAGACAGTGGAGAGTTCTTAAGAGAACTTAAAAGACAGGTAGCTTTATTAGTTGATAACGGTAAGAACTTAAACAACGCTCTATCTGCAGCTAAGAAACTTTCAAAGAGTGCAGAGAAAGCTATTAAGTCAGCAGCTAAGTTATTTAGAAAGACACTTAAGAAAACATATATAGTTGATCAAGATTACTCACAATATTTAAGCGATTTACTAGATCAAATAACAACTGGAGAGAATTTACAAGAAACGTGGCCTCTTTTAAAACAAGAGATGGCCAACTTTGCCCTTACAGTTGATTTATCAAAACAAGGTACAGTAGATGAAGCTGGTCTTTTAGAGTCTATTAATAATGTAAAACAAATAGAAAAAGACTTAGTTGACTTAAGGACTGAATATAAAGCTAGAAAGATTATTACAGATAGGTTTGATTCTGTCATGAATGAATATCTTGAACAGCAAAAGCAAGAGCAAGAAGCAGCAGCTAAGCTTAATCAAGTGATGGCTACTGCAGACAAGGGAACACCTACTAATTCTTTTGAAACAAACTTTGAACCTGTAGCTAAAAAGTCTAATGAGATTATATACAGAGCTACAGTGGCTCCTGAAACAGGAAAGGATCATCAAATTAGATCTAACCAATTTGGACTAGACTTAAATTCATTTGAAAACAGAGACAAGATACGTGGTTTATTTATAACATCTAAGACACAAGAACAACTTTTACCAGGTGTAATTGAATACATATTAGACGGAGATCCTGAAATTATTGAGAAGTATAAAGACTCAATGATTGTTATGGTGATGGTTAATGAGAATGGAGAAGTAGTTGGTGTTGATGGACAACCTATACCTCAAGGACAACCTTTGTTAGAGAATGCTATCTTCCAGGCAATACCTGAAGCTGGTTTTAGAAATGGAGAGATGTTCAGAGAGGACACTCCTCAAGAGGTGAAGGATGTAATCAATAAACAGTACAAGGAAAGAAGAGATAATATACTAGAGCAAACAGCGTTAGGTATACCACAAGAGATTGAAGCATCTTTTGGTATTCCTCAGATTGATAAAGACGCTAGAACATCTGTACAAGATGCAGGACTAGTTGATGGTGTAGATTTACAAGATGATTTAGTTTTATATGTTCCAACAACTAATAAGAATGTTAGTAAGGGAACTGTTGCATATAACACACCACTTGGAGCTGTGTTCTTAGAAACACCAAATGGGTATGTAAAGCTTAGAAATAGACTACACACAAAGAAAGAAGCTACAGCAATATTTGATGCTATATTAAAAGTTTCTAAAAACTTAATTAACCCTGACGAAGGTATAACTAGTGATAGTTCTATACGTGCTCTTGAATTTTTAAAAGGTGTAACATATTGGGGTGTACCAACTGATCAGCAAAATAATAGAAAGGATGCAGGTAATAACAGTGTATTCTTTGAAAAGGTTAAATTTGAAGAAGGTCCAGTGTCTTTTACAAGAACTGATTTAATTATAGGATCTAAGGGTACAAGATTTACATTTACTCCTATCTCATTAGAAGCTAACAGAGAACTTATTATTAATGAGCTGGAGAACATATACAATAATGTCACTGCGTACAAAACAAAGGATATTAATAGATCTTTTGAGCAGATAACAGGTATTTCTTCAGAAGGAGGTATTGAATCTATTACATGGCCTAACTACCAAAGCTATCTTCTATCTAACAAGAATCCTGATGGATCTAAAAGAGAAGACTTTGAGTTGCCTATCTTTACAAACATGCAACCAAAAGAGGAAGGTAAGTTTAATAGATTGGGTGTATACTTCTATGTAACAAACACAGCTGATGAGTTTGTAATACCAGAACCAAAGGCACAAACTGTTAATGTTCCTATAAAGCAAAAGACATCATTTGTTTTAGATGGCAACACAACTAACACATTTACTTCTCCACAAGGTAAGAAAATATTATTTAAAGCTTCTCCAAACGTAACAATAGATAATCACCAAGAAACTATTCAAGTGTTATCAGGTGCTAACTTAGATGAGATAATTAAAACTATACAAGCTTCTGGAAAAGATTACAAACAACTAATAAAGCAAACAATATATAACGCTATTGTTCCACAACTTACAAAAAATAAAGCACAAGCTGCCTATCAAGACAAAACTGATAATAGTGGCCTCCCAACATTTACAATTGTTGGAAAAGATGCACCTGCACCTAAAGCTCCTGCACAACAAGTTAGTGTAGAAAAAATTGATGATAGTGGAATGCCAACATTTACTATTGGTGATGATGTAATAGGAACACCTGCTCAACAAGCTGAAGCTCAACAGAAAATAGATAGTTTAGAAGATCAAATCAATCAAGCAATCTCTGATGCTAATTCAGAAGACTTACGTGTTAAGATTAACCAAGAGATTGATATGTTTGAATCAGAAAACTGGACAGATGTAGAATCTTGGTTAAAGAAAAACTTTCCTAACGTTCCTGTGTTTAGAGTTAAGAACATTATCCAAGCTACTAATGGTAGACAAGCTTGGGGTATGTTTAAGGATGGTGCTATTTATGTATATGAGAATGCAGAAACTGGTACAGTATATCACGAAGTGTTTGAAGCTGTATGGAAGATGTTTACAACTTCTAAAGAGCAGAATGACATAATTAATGAATTCAAAACACGTAAAGGAACGTTTGTAGATAGACCTACAGGTAAAACAATTAAGTTTACTGAAGCTACACCAGTTCAGACCAAGGAACAACTAGCTGAGGAGTTTAGAAATTTTATACAAAAGAAGAAAGGTGTTAAAGGTCTTGGTGCTAGAATTGCTAAACTATTTAGACAACTTAAAAAGTTTATTGAAAAAGCTTTACTTGGTGATAAATCACAAAGTTTTACAGATGAGTTATTTAAGCGTATAGGTAGTGGATATTACAAGAAACGTATACCATATTCTACACAGCTTTCTATGGCCCAAGAAGGTATTATAGATATAGAGGATGCGTTTGCCACATCAGACTCTGAGTTTAGACTTAAGACATTAAGTGACAGACAAACATCAGACACTATTCAAGAGATGACATTCTTAATGCTGAATGATTTTATTAAGACAGACAAAAGTTTATTTACAATAGTAGACAATCTTAATGAAAAAGACTTCTATGAAAAACTTCTTCCTAGAGTATTAGGTACTATAAGAAGTAAAGAGATAGTTATTAATAGTATTATTGATAAAACAGAAAATCTTTCAAAAGAACAAAAAGAAGAACTAACAGCAGAAGAAGAAGCAGCATTAGCTAACTTA